AGATCCTGGGCATCTTAGAGTCCCTGCGTGTCATGACCGATGCTCCAACTCATCGGGTGACCACATACTCAAAGTATGTTCCTCGTCAACCCCCAACTGAATGAGACCCCTTTACAGGCACGTGTTTGCTTAACACTCAGTTGGGTGGTAGGCGTTTTAGCTGGATTAAAACTCCTAGATGCTTTGCACGTAGTATGGATTATACAATACTTCCGCTATCCTTATGAATTTAGTCAAAAAACTAATGAGCATGAGACAATATGTCGCAACGACAACCAGCTTTTTCGCCTCATGAGCTRATCTTCGATAAGAAGTTTGATGTGGCTTTGCGTCTCTCTCATGCGAAAATGTACATAAAAAAGATTGTAAATAAAAGTGTGTGCATTGATGAAACTGTACTACTTCGTTCTTGTAGCTATGCTCGCATTGACCAGGATCCCCGGTTGTGGGTGACAAATTATCATGTTTTCCCTGAAATCTATCTGAAATGTTTGTCACTTCCGGTGTCACCTCGAGATGACCCGGACATCAAGAAGACAGTGAATGTTATGTCCGCAGTGATAGAGTGCCAACTTGCCTGGAATATGGCTAGTGTACAGAAGAGTCTCAAGATTGACGCTACAGAGTATATTCGAGACATGAAACATCGCGTGTATGGAGCCACAAGCATTACAAAATTGATTAAAGCTAAGAAACTGTTAGACCGTCTAGTGAAAACAATTCCAGTCGTGGATGGACCTCGACGTAGGGGTGAATCCAGTGAGGACTACATCAACCGCGTGGCTGCTCAAAGTCATTTTCATAGTAAAGAGTTAGGGTTAAAGGTGGCGTGGAGTCGTCGATCTTGTGTGCTCTCTACGTCTTCTGGCACCTATCTCCTTCCTCGTTCTTATTTGCTTTTGATCCACAACAARATCATGGATATCTTGTCGGTCCTTGTATATGCTGCCTGCTGTCCAAGAGATGTGTATGATACTGATCTTCTTGAAGTCACAACGGGTTTTCTGGAAGAATGGATGAAATTAGCCCTTCGAAAACAACAAACTTTCTTTACTATCAGTAAAGTCTGGGAGGGTATATGTATAGGGGAGTCTCTACTAGAGCTAGAGGGGGAGAAAAATCGTCAGTTCCTAAGATCTATCACTACTGCCGTGTATGAACAAACCGGTTTCGAGTACGAAGGGTCCTATTTGTGCTATTTGTATAGAGGGGCACCCTTGCCTGTGAAACATGAGTTGTCATGTTTAAGTAAGGTTGCAGGACATCCATTTGTAGATGTCGAATTGACTGCTGAAACATTGGAAGGGAAAGTGAACGAAAAGAAGGCCATCAGCATCACACACATTGAGCGGGCTCGTCTATATGCTGTAGAGGACTACATTAGACAGTTCAGGAAGAAAGAGGGAAAATGGCCGCCGGTCAAACTACTTCCAGGCGTTAACCCTTCTCTGGTCCAAGCGCAGATTGACAATGCAGATCCTAAGAGCCTATCTCACCATAAAAAGCATGGAACTATAAATGTGGACGATTACACCTTTGTTGAAATACTACCATGCCTAGATTTCGACTGGGTAGACAATTTTATCCCATTTGTTAAGGACAGAACTATATCCTTCCTTAAAGATGAAGTTGTCCGTGTATACCTAACTGAAGATGAAGAAAGAACAGGTAAGAGGGACATCAATTGGAGCAAGACACGGGCCCTTCTCCTGTATCTCCTATGGCCTAGTAGCGAGACTGATCATCTACAGTATATGCGTTCATACGTCAAGGGTGAGTGGGATGTGGTGGCAAACTATTTGGTTATCCGCTTGGTCCCTAAAGAACGAGAACACAAGATTGCAGCCCGAGCTTTTGGATGTAAGACAACACAGGACAGAGCGAGGAGCATCATTCAGGAATTAAATGTTGCCCGCTTTCTAGACAAATACTCCGACGAGCATGTCATGACACAAGGTGAGCTTGACGTAGCCAAAAAGTTACTAGGATTTCGCATGTTAGGGGATGCGTATAAGGGTTACCGGATGATCATCATACAAGTAGATGCAAGTAGTTGGAATAGCAGATTCCGGCATGAATCAGTAGCGCCTATAGCAGCAGTCCTCGATAATGTTTACAATGTTAAAATTTTCTCAAGGACACATGAAGCTTTCGAGATGTCTTTTGTTTACATGCCAGATGGGCTGACGACTTATTCATGGGACGGTCAATTAGGTGGCATTGAGGGTCTACAGCAGTACACTTGGGTCTTTGTATATGTACATCATGTCAAAGTGTGTATGGAACAGCATCCTTACCCCTTCTACATTCTATGTAAGGGGGATGATCTAAGAATAGCCGTCATGGTGCCGCCTCAAGTGATTGAAAACACATCGATTGACTCGTTAAAACAAAGGATATTAACAACATTGGCAGACGAGGCGTCTAAGATGGGGCATGTTCTCAAGGTGGAAGATTCTTATGCTTCGGAGTGTTACTTTGCTTACTCTAAGAACACATTTGTCAATAACGTCGAACAACCACAGGCTTTTCGAAAGATACAGAAATGCCACGGAGCAAATAATGCTTTCCTTAGTACCATTGATGATTATATAGGGTCAGCTTACTCAAATGCTCACAGTGCAGCAAAAACTGCTCCTTCACCAATCCCATGTTACTTGGTTGCACTCTTCTGGTCTGTGTTGCATCTTGCTGAGCGTCCTGATTACAAGGCCTTATCCGAGTCGGAGATGGCAGCCCTTCTCCAAGTTCCCAACTTGCTAGGCGGCTTACCCGTTGTGTTTTTGCACAACTTTTTCGTGCGGGCAGAGTCTGACTTGCTGCCTCCTTTTCTTGACATGTTGGAATATTTCCGTGTCCGATGGCCGACCATACATAGCCTCATGTATAAGTTTTTGCATCAACAAATAGAAGACACACGCAAGTCCTTTGCTGGTCTGATGGCTGATCCATATTCTTTGCCTTTGAAGAAACCACAAGCAGTTTCTACTATTCTCCGCCAGGAAGTAACAAAGTTACTTCAAACTTATGTGCGAAATGAGAAAGTTCGAGAACTGTTTATTCTCTCCAAAGGTAACTTTGATGAACAACTACTAGATTGTTTGTTTTCGGCTGATGTATGGAATCTCAAACTGTTGTCTAGTTGCTATAATTGCGGGCCAAATGCTATTGTGGCAGAGCTCATCCGAAAGTTTGAATCTGGAAGGAGTATTTACAACCTCTTGCTTATCAAGAAGGGGCGTGGAATGGCCAATCGAGTTTTGACGAAGTGTCTCCGTGCAGAGAAGGCTTTGTGTGACTATCGTTTCCAGATACTCAGACGAAGACTTAAAGACGCTGTTGATCTGGAGATACATTTCCTTGAATCAACATGCTCTTGGGAACAAGCACAGATTTTGAGAGAAGTATTATGGGGCAAAGTGATACTCGGAGTCACACAACCGTGTGTTCAGCATCAGATYCAAGTAGGTGACCAGGATGAATTTGAATGCTCAGATTACACTGGAAACTATCATTTCAAGATTCTCTATAAACCTCCAGACGTCAACTGTTCGAAACCGCTCTTCACAATTGGGCCATACAGACCATTTGTAGGAGCAACCACTGGATGTGGTCTTGGGAAGCCTGAAGCCCGTATTCCAGTGGAAAATGTGTTTACACCGAAGGTCAGAACTCTTATGCAATTATACCAATGGGGTCATGCGACAAAAATCGTGGAAGGAGARGCAAAGCTAAGCAACTTCCCTCTAGTAGTCAAACACTTACTAGAGGGATATACAAGATCCAAAGTAGAACATCTGATGCCTTTTGTAGGATCAACCGTGTCGGGTCGTACAATCCAACACCACGTCAGAGCAAGCAATTATCGACAATCAATCGTACCAAACACGTTACTCAACATTTTCACTCGAGCAAAAGGAGATTCTCATTCTCATAATTTTTACACTACCTCCCCTGATCATTTCTTGGTCAACTTTCTACAGGTGTACTGCATGATGGTGTCCTTTGCTAGTGCTAAAATGTGGGTCGGCCAGTCAAGCACCAGGAGCAAGGAGATATGGGCTGTGACCACCAATTGCCAAAAATGTACAAAGCCTATTACGGAAGAAGCTATGTTCTTGTCTGTTACAGGATTACCCCCGCTTGACATTGGAGAAGATTTCCAGATAGGCAAGAAAGCCATTGCTGAAATTGCTCAAGCAGTTCAGGAGTTTGACCCAGAAGACTACTATATGCCTGATGAAGATACAGTGACAGTCGAAGAGGCAGAGACGTGTCTAGTTCAACATTGTATGAACAAACTATGGGAGCGGCATGTCATGGTCCGAGAATCGACACAACATGTGCTTGACGCGGAAGGTCAAGCAGCCTTAGAAGACTATCAATGTCTTCACTTCTCAAGAGAAGAGCATGAATGTTTTTCTGTAGCCAGCTTTGACGAAATCCTAAAGGATCTTGCATTCATGATTTATTGGGACATCAATGTTAGGTATTATGGAGATACAGACCGTAGCAAGTACGTTGCTATAGCCAACACTCCCCCTTCTGAACTACCATGGACGGGTGTGCTAAGACAGTTAGACACACATCGTCGCTTCAACAAATTCCAGCGCTACTGTCGTCGGGCTTTTAGAATGGGTTCAGCCCCGATTGTAGAAACACCAGAATCATTCTCTGCCATGTTTGGGCAGCATTGTCATGACTACTACACACTCCACTGGAAAGGCATTCCTACCATTGCTAACATGGGAACAGCTAGTGATCCTAGAGTCAAACGTCAGATTCAGTCTCGGATATATGCCACAAGACTGTCTTACCTTGATAAAATGTTCATGCGAGTATTCAGTAAATCCCACCCTCCAGAAAATCCCACTAGTGATCCTATATGTCTGGGTTTCGTGGCACTCGTGTTGACATCTGCTCGAGAGCTTGTGTTCGGCACCTCTGAGCTGTCTGCTGACAGGATCCGTATGAGACTTTTTGAACCCTTAGAGGACCCTATTGAAGAGATAATGTCCTATGACATGGAGACAGAGGAATACATGCAGTCTGATGGAACATTGCATGTGGCCAATGTCATGAAACTACCTCTATTCACACAAATGTGCTGTGTGAGATATGATTTTCCTATCACTCATGCCCAGTCAATAGCAGAGGTCTTTTCCGAGGAGCCCGTGTTGTATGAGGATGCTTTCAAGTCCGCTGTAGAGGCTTTAGATGCAAACCCTGAGATGGTAATCATCAGGACAAATGAGGTAACCTGTTTAAGCAAAATCCGAGAGTATAAAGCATTTGCTGGGTTTCCTACGCCAGTAGTTCCCCGTGCTGAGTTCCCTCCTCTTGCAACATTAAAGGTCCGAGGGTTTCATACCACCATCAAATACTTCCGCCCTGATGACACATGTGGAACCTGTCCCACTGATATTGATCTGACCGTTGAACTGCCATCAGATGACATAACGCTAGCAATTAGCACGCGTGTGCTCAACAGGCCAGTGGGATCAGGAAATATCTCAATGAGCAAATTAGCCAGCCTGCTGAGTACCATTGGGATCTCAGGACTACCTCCCTATTGTAACGTAGCCTGTCTAGGTGATGGCTATGGGGGGTTTACAGCCGTCTTTGCAGCACTTGGAGATGGGACGACCAACATTGTATACAACACACAGCCGGACCGACTGGAATCAGTGCCATCTCCTATTGTCGCTCACGAGGTCAGTGACATGACCAGAGTCACAATTAATGAACAGTGTATTCTTATGGGATATACCGACTTGACCAAAGTCACAACGTGTACATACCTTGAGCAACAAGTTCCCTCGTATGCCATAGTCTGTCTGGATGCAGAAGTGCCTGGACACAAAGATGAAACTGAGGATCAGCGGAAGGAGAGAGAGCACTCAAGGCACCAGATGATCCATAATGTGACAACTCTGTTCCTGCGGAAAGGTAACGAGCGCAGCTTATTGATCATGAAAGTCTACATGCAGGAGGTTTATCTGTGGCTTCCTGCACTAACCCTCCTAGCACCAGCATCAATGAAGACGTATTTAGTACGGTGTGATGCTTCAGCCAATGACGGAGAACTATTCATTGTTTCACAGTTGGTTAGGACCGTCGCGGCGTCTTATGGCACTAAAGCAAAGTATCCCCCATATGGATGCATCAAGGCTATAAGGAAATTCTTCGATGTGTATGTCAATAGGGCAACACACGATCCAACCGTAATGGAAAATTGCAGCTGCAAACACAGTTATTCACGACTTCAACGGAGATTACTCCCAGTACTGCCCATCTATGGATGGTCTAAATTTGAAGAGCTATGCAAAATCACCCTACCTCCTCATTTGAAACGTTTCTCAGGACCAGATAAAAATGAATGGCTATCTGTATTGGAGGATCACCTTGCAAATCTATCGATGGACGAGTACCTAGAGATGCATGGCTGTTACCTTACCAATGAGTCTGAAACATATCAGACACTCACTCACACTCTTGTCGTAGGATACCGGTTCCTCACCACACGGGCATTCATGCACGTAACATCATTGTTCCGTCAGGCTCATATTCCACTGTATCGAGCAGCCGGAAGTGAAGTAGCGTTCTTACAGGCTATGCAAGAGTTTCCGAGACACCTAAACCTTGCAGCAACCCTTGAGTTTTATCGAGTCAACAAAGGAAGGATCAGTGTACATAATATAGCTTACATGCCATTGCCCTATTGGATGCAAGGCATCCGATGGGGTCTATCAGCTCTAACCGCCTCAATGGCCGCAGGGTTGACCGAGGCAGAGGTTAGAGAATTTGTACATAGAGTGCCTGTATAGCTTATCTTGATCTCTTGTATATATTCCATTTATGTATGTGTGGTTGTGCTGTATTAAAAACTTGGCCGTGAGGCACAATGGCGTTCTGCAGAGTTTTAGTAGTCGCTTGTCTTTGTTTTCCATTTGTGGATAGCCTAGTAGGCTATGATTGCAGTAGCAAGATAGCCAACATCTCAGCCATTTCCATATTTTCTGTTGCCCCCTGTGAGGAAGAGCCGGTCGCAGGTCATGAAAAAGCTGAAGTGATACAGCTCCTTCAGGAGAGAACTGTCACAAGGATTCCTGTCATCACATGTTTGGTTGAACGCTCCCATGTCATATATCATTGTGGGATGCATTCTCATGCAAGTCTGGGTCAGATTGCCTCTGGAGAGGTAATACATTTGTCTAGAGAACAGTGTCAGTTATTGCACTCACACGGCACATACAGTCTCGGCATCGGGGTTTGTGATGACAGGATCATTGTGAACGGAACAAAGCAACACTCCGTGACGGAACACGGCTTTATTGATGGTTCTTTCAACTGTGAAGGTACGTCATTTAGCTATCGGGGAATGAATTATCATAAAGCAGTAATGGTGGCCTCTTACACCATTAAATTAACTGAAGAGCGAGCCACTCTGAGCATGGATGATGGTCAACTTAGGTTGTCTTCGGGCTATGCACATTCGTTTAAAACAGGCAGCAGTTTTGATATCAGCTCAGGGGATGTGTTCTGGAAACTTGATGGACCTGAGCATTGTTCACCTACATCATATATTGTGCTATATGAAGGACCCGCGTATGTTTATGTTAGTCCAACACAGGAGAGGACATTGGTTGTTAACAGCTCGACCCAAGCACTGGCCGTCGGGCTAACGAAAGGCGTCACAGTGTGCAACCAGTATGCTACAAGAACCGAGCACCCACGACTGTTRGTTGTCTCGAAATCTGTTGGTCAACCTTTGTTTTACTTCCAAAGGAGTTCTTTGGATCCTCAAGATGTTGATATGTTCATGTATGTCAACTCTAAACTGGTATATGTGGAAAAACACTTAGGCAGGGAACTGTCAAGTGTATACAAACATTTCCACATGCAGTTATGCGAAACCAACAGACAGATGTTACGTCAGTTAACAACTTTAGCTATAATTGCCCCTGAAGAATTCGCCTGGTTATACTCAGGCAAACCCGGGGTCACTGCCCTCACCAGAGGAGAATTGGTTTACCTAATGGAATGTGAGATGGTGGTCGTGGGGCTAAGAAAACCATCAAAATGCTATCAAGAGTTGCCAGTAACATACAATGGAACAGACGTATTCTTGAAACCTCGATCGAGAATACTGGTAAATTTCGGAACTGAAGTAGAATGTAGCCCTCTCGTGCCGTCAGGGTATTTAATCGATGGCAAATGGTGGGCTCTAAGACAGTCCCAAGCTTATGAGCTCCCAACCCCGATCACCATATCAGCAGAAACCACCACACCCAAATGGCAGTACACAAGCCCGGCACAGCTGTTTCGCATTGGTATATACACCATGGACGAGTTATTAGAATACCAAAAGCGCATTTTGTTTTCCTTCGAAAAACCGGCAATTGTTCATACTTTGAGTGCTGCAGCAGCCCACCAACCAGCCGACCTCTCTGGATTAGATGGAAGTGCATTGTTCCAACCAGGTCAACTAGACAGAATCCAGAAAAACTTTATGGCTAAGATGTGGGGATGGTACTGGGATATTTCTGTTGCCCTTGGTGGTGCTGTAGGGTTGTATATGGTGTTCCAATTGTTGCGCACAGTTCTGGGTCTATACTCAACTGCAACATGGTTGTATAAAACATATGGATGCAGTGTAGAAATGTTGGCTTGCTGTTGCAGTACCTTGTCGAAGTTTTTGGTACTCGAGCGTCGTGTTAACCCAGAGTGGACGCCCTTCCGTGAGAGGCTGAGACGATTTGTGATATCTGCTGCGGATGTCTCAGTTCGTGACACTGATGACCAAGCCCAGGAATCCACAACCCTGTCTCCACCAATTGATGTGCAGCCTATGTCTTTCTCGCAACTGCCTCAGATGCAGTCTCTATATCCCCGAACCGAATGAATTTAAGGGGATCCCTGGAAAACATATGTATTATTGAATGCGGCCCATATAGCCCTTATTGCCGCAAACTTTCCAGGTAGTTATATAACCCATTTTACTATGAGCCCAGTAGGAATATAACCTCTCACTGTGGGCATATTGTATGTTTGTTTGAGCTGTATTAAAAACCATCTTGGGCCATAGAGCCATTTTGCTAGACAGCTGATCCGGAGAGACCAGATTCCGTTCATACAGTGCGATTGTGAGTTTTCACCATTGCGTTTCTTGCTTTGCTTGTGGAGTTTAATCAAGTGTTTCGTGAAATACTTGACTTCTCCACCGAAGTAGAGACCTCCCGTGACATCCTAGTCGCTATCGACCTGCTCGAGAGAGCACACGAACTTAGTGAAGACATACTTGATCTTTACACAACAATGGCAGAACAAAACCAACCAGCAGTCCAGAACCCACCAGCGGTTGATGCAGTGCAGGCGGCCGTTGCCGGCGTCCACATCACTCCCCCGTTAACCGATGCGGAGCGCCAACGCTTGGCTCCTCTGGTCAACCATGTCAACATGTCCCGAGCGCAGCTGGTTCGAGCCTACGGAGGGCTGAACATCATAGGCAATTTGTGGGGCACTAACACAGATCTGTTGCCCGCTGCGGCCACTCGAGCTGGAGCCGAGTCACTGATGCCTTATATCATGATCTTGTCCAAAGGAGAGGCATACCTTCTGCAGGTGGATGCCGGGCGAATGAGAGTGCACACACGCTGCATTGCCGTTGCAAACTCCATGGTCAAGAGCGTCGGTGACCAAATGCCCCGAGTGGAAGCAACTAATCGTGGTGTGCAGCAAGTAGTTGCATTTTTAAAGAATGATATAGCTAGGGGCGTTGAGGACATGGTGTCAATCTCCCCTGAGGTGCTCCAGGCTGATTTTGAGGGAAGGCCAGAGTGGTTGCCACGAACCCGGGATGAACTTGCCGCACTGGCTGTCACAGAGGCTATGACAGTTGACTCTGTAGTCAGAGTCATGAATTGGCTTTATGATCACATTAAGCCTAGTGCAAAGTCCTCAGGGGCCATTATCTACACTCTGGGATTTCTGGCTCTGGCCAAAAGGGGAACCATCTCCGATAGAAAGCTCTCCACAGTGATGAGCCAAATGACTGAGCAAGGACTCAGAGTCGTGATGGACATCAGTGCCGAGGAGGTGAAGATGTGCTACACTCAGGTGATGTCCAAAGTTCCACATGAGCATGTAGCATATGTGTTTGATCATTGGCTAACACTCCTCGGGGACAACTGCCTGCGCATGCAGTTAATTCTCTCGCAGGCCAAAAATTCAGGCATTACGATTCTGGCTTGCATTAAACAGGCCTTGATGATGTTCCCAACGTTTCCCCTGGGCCAAAATTTGTGTGATGTACCCAAGTGATGCCGCCAACGTGGTGACCGCCATGCAGACCGTAGGCACAGACAAATACTACGGGTTCAAGCGCGACCTGGGGGTGGTCAGATCGACCCAGTACAAGAGTTTTGCCTTCGTGGCCAAAATGTTGCTGCAAAAGTACGGAGGAGCAGCCTACAGCAACATTGGGCAATACGAGGGTTGGCCAAAGGATATTGCCGGGCGATCGACCATTGAAGAGGCCATCAACGAGTTCAACCCGCTCTCCACTGAGGCCGACGACGCCGCCGTGACTCGTGTGAACATTCTCCGCGGTGTAGCTCAGGCGGCTACTGGGCTGGATAGTTAAGAGGTGTCACCAAGGCCTACATTTGATTTTCAGTGAGATTTAATTGTGTTTTTGTTCAACCGTGTTTTTTGTTATTTTGTGCTGGTTTGATCTCTTTATGCACTGACAACAAGTGTGAGTGACACCTCACATTCCATAAACTCTCGAAGCAAGAGTGTGACCATGCATGCCATCAAGTGCCCCTATGACCATGTGACACCCTCATGCCAAAGAATCAAGCATATCCAACCCCACCAACCCCCCATTCCACCCCCGCCACCAACCGGACATCCCGTCCATGTCTGCTGTATTAAAAATACCATGNNTATGAGGCATTTTAGTAGTTATGGCAGACCGTGCAGATGATCTTCCTCTATTANCCGAGCCATCAAGCTCTTTGGAAGTAGGGCCACCCTCCCGTCGCCGTAGGCTTGGAGGCGAAGGATTTGAGGAGGAAACGCGGAGGCGTTTGTTGGCCATAGAAGGGCGCCAGACGAAGATGGAAGATACGCTCAAATCTATTCAGGTGACCTTAGGTA